GCCATAGTGATACTACAACTAATAGAAATAGCCCAAGCCAGTAACTCAATACCAAAGCGTACCCGGTTAGAATTGAAGTCATCCCTAATCCAAGTAAAAATTCCAGCAACGGATTCATTCAACATCAACCTTACCCTCAGTTTCTATCCACACCCTTGCACCACAACTAAGTGGTTTATCAGGTGAGTATACAACCTTGCTAGGGCCGTAAATGATTACAGTGTTAGCGTACCTGTTATCCTTATAAGTCTTCACTGTAAGGACAGGCTCCCGATTCTCTTCTTCAGCTCTTATATTCTTTCGAATAAGAGCCTGGTTGACATGGATAATAGTTTTCATCCGTTCAGTTGCTGCTGTGTAGATGTTTCAGCAAACCTATTAGCTTCAGTATAGCTACCAAAGAACTTGGCTAACTCCTGTCCACTTTTAAGATTAAAGACAAGAACTTGAAACGTATCATCATGCAACTTCATTACTCTTGCATTAACTCCATTATTCTCATACTCACTCAATAGTTGTATATTCATTTGAAATCTCCTTCAGCCATAATTTCTGTTAGACAAGCTAAAATATTTATCTCATGATCAGCAACGAAAGCAGCCTTATATTGATAGTCGGCAATGGTCATCACGAGCATTGGAATAGAGTTTGGTTTCAGATAATCTGACGCAGTATCATATAGCTTACGAAAGAATGTGGTATGATCAATGTCATTATTCTCACCAACCCACTTACGTACTTCACTGAAGCTCTTAGTCTTTAATAGTAATACTAATGCTTTAAGGTTCTCCTCTGTAATATTAACTAGTATACCAGTATCAATACGACCGGTAGCAGAGTAACGCTGTAGCTCATTTAATACACGTCGCCAGTCAGGAAAGAACTTCTTAATAACCTCTACGACAGCTTTACTATCATACTCTATTCCTTCTTTGTCGAGTATACCGCATACACGCTTGTAGAACTGCTTAGCCATCTCTGGCTTATCATCTTTCTCAATCTTAAATTCTACGACAGAGCATCTACTGTGCAGAGGATCAATAATGCGGTTGCGGAAATTAGCGGTAAGGATAAACCCACAATTCCTCGAGTATTCTTCCATAAAGTTGCGAAGAGCAGGTTGAGTACTGTTAGGATTAAGATAGTCAGCTTCATCCAGGATAACATATTTACGACCTCCAGAAAAGGAAATAGTGGATGCGAACTCTCGTATCTCATTACGAAGAGTGTCAATGTTACCACTCATAGAACCATTGACTATAGTATAATCACAACCAAGCTGATCGAGCATGGCACGTGCAATAGTTGTTTTACCAACGCCTGCACGGCCAGTCAATAGTAGGTTAGGAATATTGCCTTGATCGACAAATTGTTGAAAGGTCTTTTTGAGACCATCCGGAAGGATAGTGTCGGCCACGGTCCTGGGTCTATACTTCTCGACCCAAAGGAAATCATCACGAATCATTTAATCACCCAGTAAAAGTAGAATTATCTTCACAAGCTACCCAGTATTCTACATCAGAACCTTTAAAATGGCAAATGCCACCTGGAGATATTTTTAGCTTGTACTCTTCATTCATAATTTTAAGACTCTCAGCTTTAACAATCATCTTGAAAGTCTTGATAGTTTCACCAACAGTAATTGCAAAGCTGTTACTGAGGGTACTATCATTTGGGTTCTTTGGTTTTGTATCTAATGCTTCAATGCTGAATTTACCATCTTTACCAACAAAGGCAATATCAGGTAATTGTAGTACACCAACAGCTTTCATTAACGACTGCAGTGATGATGAAGGTAATAACTTCTCAACACTATCAAGCGGTAGGTCAGCCATTTTCTTTGGAGGTTGAACAATCATATCCGGTAAACAATAAACATAATCTAGTTTAGATTTACCACTGGTGATTGTAATGAACTTATCATTGATTTCTAAATCTGGATCATCGAATAAGGATAACACACCTAGGAACTTTGACAGATCCCATATCGCAAACTGCTGCGATATGGTTTCTGCGATGGTAGCATTAGCTACCATTGTTTTCATAGGGGATATTGTCTTTAACTCATTACCAGGTGTGAAGATCAAAGAAGGATTAATCTGAGCAAAGCTCTTCAAAATCTGAATTGTTCTTGCACTTAGTTTCATAATATAGATCCCTTAGGTTACTTCTTCTTTTTATGTTTCAATTGATTAGAGTCTGCAGTTGCCGATGCTCCGATTGAAGCTAGGTCAGCAAGTGAACCACCAAACACATAACTACCTACGTGCTGTAACTGCATCCATGGACAGAAGAATACCTTGCCACCCATCTTCTGTACGTTGTAGCAGAACATATAGTCCTCAGACAAGTAACGCTTTGACTCTGGATCGATAATACAATCGAAGTAAGCCATGATCTCACGAGTACCATCAAAGTGCTCAGTACGTACGTGATCTGGTTTGTACCACTGGTGTGGAAATGCTTTTTGATAATCCTCAAATGTCTTACGACGAATCATCATGAAGCCTGTACCAATCTCTAACACTTCGATTGGTTGGTTAAGAGGGATCTCACGTTGTGTTGTCTTAGGATTGAACACATAGTCACCAACATACTTTTCCAAGTTGTTTGGATTCTCATCCGCCATACCCTTGTCAACCGCTTGCTTGATCTTTTCCCAAGAGATACACTTTTTAGGATACGGACCACCGATAACATCATATGGGCTCTCATCATCTTGCATTGCAAGCATGGCGATGACATCTTGTGGATTGAAACCAATGTCACTATCAATGAACATCAAGTGAGTAGCACCAGAACGCATGAACTCATCAACGCAATAGTTACGAGCACGTGTGATTAATGACTCATTGAATAGAAAGAACAATTGGAGTGGAATACCGTGTTTAGTACACACAGCAGATAAATCAGCAACTGATCTGGTAAACATACCAGCACACTGACCACCGTACATAGGAACAGCTAAGAACAGCTTACGTTTCTGTAGCTCTTCAATACTGACCTGTAATTTAAAACCTTCAGCCATTATAAAACTCCTTATTTGTATTTTTTGTCATGCTCACTACCTAAACCGTATGAGCCATTATATCCAGAAAGTGCTTCTGCTTTAAAAAGTAAGAACTGCGCAATACGAGTCCCCTTCTTAATTCTTACTGGACCACCAGTTACATGCAATGCACCTGCCATTACACCATGATAGCCCGAATCATATAAACCAGATGTAATGAATACACCATTACGGTTTAATGTAGAACGAGTAATGACCCAACCAGCTTCATCAGGTCCTATTCGAACTATGTTCTCCATTACTACTTCATATGTACCCTCTGGAAGAATATACCAGCCATCGGATGTTGGTGTTTCTTCTACAGTACCTCTATGAGTCTTATTCTCGTTATCAATAATAAACTCATTATGCTTCATGCGATAGACTTTATCAAGTCTAAGATCTATTGCATTTGGTTGAGAGTCCCCAGGCTGAACATTGGTCAGCGTTGAGTGACTATTGGTTCCTAGTATATGAATCATGTCTTTCTACCTCGTCATATGCGTCTTCTAAAGTTTTATGTGTATGTAACGTACCAAAGGATCCTCTTGTAGTATAGGTTTCCTCACTAACATTCAACATTCCTACTGGGTCACTCTTTAATATAATACCACTCTTCTTCTTTAATATCTCATCCAGCGCATCCTCGGATGGAGTATAATTATGTTCAGCACTTGCTTTATCTACAGCATACATCATGAGAATGATATAGTGGATAGCCTTCAATAGATCTTTTCTATTCTTGCCACCCTTCTTACCATACCGGCAAAGATACTTGACAGCTGTATCTCTAGCTGTAGTTTCAAGACTGTCAAGCGACTCCCAGATATCAATTACCTGGATATCCTTGGCAACATAGTGCTCACCGTAGGTACCATCCAAATACTTTTGAATATCTGACAGGTACTTGTCTTCATTATATTTGTAATCAGGCATAATCGTCCTCATTTAAGTATATTGAAATATAGTTGTTGATTATACTCTTGTTAATCACTGCAGTCAACACATTTCCTTTATTCTCGTAACTAAAATCAACCTCTTCTTCATACTTTCCATTCAATAAGCCAGTAGGAGAACGATCGAAGTGAGCACCAGCATGAAGTCCTAACCAGATAGCAGCACTACTATCCCATGTGTCGATATATTTTCTAAACGGTGTCATCAAACGAATCTCACCAGGACCATCTAACATACCTAGCATATGGATCTTCTGTCCGTTCGATTTCATTACATCTAGTGTACCAGCAGTATGTAATTCTTGCATAAACATGAATCGACTAACAAAACGTTGTAGCTTATTGTTCTTCTCTACTCCGTAAGCATTAGGTATAGCAAGAATAGACATACCAATATAATCCACAAGGTCTGATTGGGCAGCCCAGTCAAAGCACTCATGAAGGTCATCTATATCTCCAATCTTTGATTGTGGGCAAAAGAATGTACCAAAGCCTTTATCCCTCAACTGAGGAGCTAACTCTTTAGCCGCATTGATAGTTTTTGTTGAGAATTCGTTAGGGTAGTCTGACATCACAACATAATCAGCTTTGACCTTTTCAGCCATACTAATTAGCTTGTTAATATCGTACATTGGCTTCTTCTGCTTATACATTTCAAAAGCAGAGTTATCAAGAATGATTATGCTACCTTGTTCTTTTTCTTTAAGATAGAAATCAACATACTGGGGGCTGGACTCAACCAGATGAGCTAATAGTAAATGAGTCTTGGCTCCTTTTACTATTTCCAGATGTGGGATAGGGGCTATGTGACAGAAATCAGTCATTATTTAGAATCACCTTTCATTTTATAATGGTCATGGTCATGGACTAATCTACATCCATTTTCATTATCTTCGCTAACATCAATTACTAGATCGCGATCAGGGTAGGTATGTGTTAGATATATCAACAGCTCTCTTGCAATCATTTCACATGACATATTATTGAGTTGAAGAGTACCTATATTATATAGTCCTTCCAGCTCTCTCTTCAACATAATAAATTCTACATCACGATCATCATGGAATACTTCCATCTCTACACGAAAGTGAAATATATGGCGATGTGGATGACCTAGGAACGATACTGATTCTAACTTAGGATCAGTTGCAGCTGCTGGATAGCAGTGTATCCCTTCTTTCTGAAATGTTACCCATATACTAGTTTTGGTCATTATCCAATCTTTCTTTTGTTAATAAAGTCAATTTTGTGACGAGTAGTAATCTCAAAAAGGCCAACTTTAAGGTGACCATTCTTACGTAACCACTCAACCATTTGATCTCTACCATACCATGCAACCCAACCAGTGTCAACACAAACATGACATATACGATCACTAGTTTTAGATGGATGTCGTAACCAACCTTCAGGTGATGTCTCTACCCAAAATGTACCATACTTATTCATGTTGGATTTGACATCTATTGAATATGCTCTACGCCAGTCCGGATGTTTGATAGTTAGATCAATACCATGCTTCTGACTCTGGAAATCAGACTCACAATCGAGTACCTGATATCCCCAACCTGCAAATGCTTCAATTACCATAAGCTCTGCTTCACGTGCTTTACTTGCTTCAGGACCGTAAGCTTCTACTAACGATGGTGTCCATTTTTTAGTAATGCGCTCCATACTTACCCTCTGATGTTTGTGTACCATATAATCTCCATAATAAAAACCCGCTGTTTATTAGACAGCGGGTTCAAGGTTCAACAGCGATTAGGCATGTCGGGCAAATGCATCATTGCCAACCATTGAGTAAGCCAAAGCTACCATACGACGTGAAGGCTTGCCAAGACGATAGGCTGTCTTACCATTCTTCAGTTTGTTAGTGTAGATTGAATAACCCTGTGCGCGCAACTCAGATACACGAGCTGCAAGGTTGGTTACTTGAAACAAACCAGCTGCTTGCTTAGCAGTGATCTCTTTACCAGATTTAAAAAAGCCCAATAGTTTCTCATGTTGATTCATGTATTACTTCTCCTTAGTTTCATGTTAAAAATCATTTAATTACAGGGTCACCGTCTCTCAAGACAAGATTAGCTGCTAAGAAGTCGAGACGTGTTGACGAAGTAGTTTTCTCTACCTCATCTGTGAACTGCTGCATCTTCTGCTTGTGTTGAAGCTGCCCCAATAAGACGAGCATTGCACTCTTCTTAGCTTCAAGACTTTTTGCACTCCACACTTCTTTAGCGAGGGTTGATAAATCTTTCATTAGCACTTAGATGATTGCATCTTAATATTATCGAAGAACTCTTGCTTTAC